CGAAGCAGGGCTAAGAATTTCTCAGAGAAAGATGAAAAGCGATTTTAAAAAAATGTCAGATTACCAGAAAGTTTTTGGCATTAAAGGGGCTTTAGCTCATATCGCCACCCTCACAAAACAAACAAAGATTTATGAAAAACCTTTAGATGGAAAATATCCTTATAAAATAAAATATTTTGGTAAAAAAACAATTTCTGGCTTGCATGCCCATTCAACTTATGATAATATTAATAACGGAGAATGAATAGGGTGAGCCAAAAAAATGCTTTTTCAAACGTTTGACGACAAAAAGAACTGTATCGCGATTTATGCTCAAGGTAAAATGTACGCCAAGAAATATCCCAGAGATATTTCTCAAACCTGGGAATATTCTGAGTTTTTGGTAGACAAAGACATTGAATATGCCAAACATTATTGTGGGGGACTAACTTTGAGCGAAGCATGCCCTGATTATTATAAAAAGGAGTGGGACCAAATAAATCAAAGATTACAGGCATTCCATCGTTCTGTGAAAGAAGCGCGCCTAAATCTTAATGATTATTGTTTTTTTGATCTGCTCCCTGAACACTTCTTATTAGAATACGGACGTATCAAGAACAAAATATGTAATTATGTATTTAAGAATCATGAGAAACCTGAGAACTATGATTTTATTGTTTCCCTTGTTAAAGTTTTAACCGAGATCAAAAACAGTAAGTTAAATGTTGATACATCAATTCTTAAGAACAGAAGGCACGAATTTAAAACACGTCAGTTTATCAGGAAAATAAATGAGATTCCTCCTTATATAAATTATAATGCGTATGGAACAAAGACAGGCAGATTGACTGCAAAATCCTTTCCAATACTCACAATGGATAGGAGTTACAGAAAAATTCTCAAACCTAATAATGAGTGGTTTTTAGAATTTGATTTTAACGCTGCCGAACTTCGTGTTATGCTATCTCTATTGGATCACGAACAACCACAGGAAGATATCCACGAATGGAACGCCCAGAACGTCTTTAAAGGCACCCTGACGCGAGAGAAAACAAAGAAACGTACCTTCGCGTGGTTGTACAATGAAAAGTCCAAGGAAACGTCTCTAAATGGCGTTTATGATAAAAATAAAATAAAGGAAAAGTATTGGGATGGGGAGAAAGTAAGGACAGTATTTAATAGGGAAATAGAGTCGGATGAATATCACGCAATTAATTATATTATACAGTCCACTGCTGCAGATTTGTTCTTGCGCCAATTGGTAAAAGTGTGGGACATCTTGAGAGACAAAAAATCCCATATTGCATTCTGTTTGCACGATTCTTTAATTATCGATTTTTCTGACGAGGATGTAGATATTATTAATGATCTTAAAAGCGCATTCGCTAAAACCCCGTTGGGAGAATTTAAAATAAACACTTTTGGCGGTAAAGACTTTGGAAATATGAAAAGGATGAATGTGAAATAATGCAAACAATCATTGGTTTGGGAAAAGCTGGGTGTAATATAGCAGATAAATTTTTAGCCTACCCTCAGTATGAAGTATATAAAATAGATACGGGATTAATAAATACTTCTAGATGTTTTAACGTGCCGAAGCAAAATCACCCTGAAAAATATGAAGAGAATTGTCCAAATTTGGAGGGTTTTTTTAGAGAGATTGAAGGTGAAATACTCTTTATTACAAGTTGTGGGCTTATCTCTGCTTCGTCCTTACGGATTTTGGAACAATTAAAATCTAAATGTGAAATAAATGTTCTTTATATACGCCCTGACCGCTCATTTCTTT